GATCCTTTGCGTACCCGGTTTCCATGTCGTATGACAACATGTACACCTTCGCCATGGATCATGAATACCCCCGGGCCGCATGGCACGGTACCATTCCATGGATCAAACTTTCATCATCCATTGTCAAGGTTCTCAATTCATTCAACCTTAACGCTGCAGCGATCAAGTATCACGTTACCTCTCCGGCAATCTACTGGGAACAGAAAGAAGAACTGCTGCGCAAGCAATGCCAGGAGGAAGACATCGAGTATACCGATGACATGCTGGAGGATCTCAAAGACGAGACCTTCAAGAAGATCACCGAAGCTTTGTCAGGAGCTGACAAAGTGGGCAAAATGGTCACAACGGAAAGTATCTTCGATCAGCAATCCGGGCAATATGTGGGATGGAAAATCGAAGCCTTGGATCAGAAGGTAAAGGATTACATCGACGCACAGCTTAACATCGCTGAACGGGCCCAGTTTGAAACCACATCCGGAGCCGGTGTTCATCCGGCACTAAGTAACCTGTCTAAGGATGGTAACCTGCCAAGCGGATCAGAGCAGCTTTACGCGTTCAAGTTATACCTGGCCACAGGAATCGACATTCCTGAGATGATCGTAACTCGGCCGTTCAATAATACGCTTCGCTCGAACTTCATGGGTACCCAGTATCGGATCGGGTTCTATCACGAAAATGTAATGACGGAAGAAGCAACGTCGCCGGCAAACCGTATGAAAAACAATACTGCCGGTAACCCGGCCGCAACTGTACCTCAAAATTAAAGGCCATGATATTCAACAAAGACGGTAACGGAGCCCAGGAATTAAAAGACAGGATCGGGTTCATCTATAAAAGCAATTCGTTTGAGAACCTGATCACATATCTCGACCTGGGAAAGAGCAACATCATCCAGGTAATAGGAAAGGGCGTGTATGATTGTGCTGAAGCTCATTACCTGAGCGATAATTACAACGTGGTCACGGTTGCCCCTGTTGGCGACGAACCTGACGCACATCCAGAGTATAAAATACTGGATGAACTGGTGCGCAAGATACAGGTGCCTTTGGCCTTGTATGCCTATACGCAGTATGCACCGAACAATGATCTTTCGCACAGTGAATCCGGAAGGCATATGATCGTAACGGCAGATGAGAAGAGCGCCTTCGAATGGATGATAAATAAATCAGACAAGAGTCTTTTAAACCTGGTCCACCGGTTCACAGATTTGCTGATCGATTTCCTTGACGCCAATATCGATGAAAAGGTAACGGTAGAAGGAAAAGAAAGTAACCTGATCCCCTGGCGGGACAGCGATGCCATCAAGGAGATCAGATCCCTTTTCATCAAGAGTTCCCGTGAGTTTGACCGGGAATTCTCAATCGACGGGAGCCGGAGAGTATTTATTGCTGTTATCCCGTTCATGCGGCGTATCCAGGAAAATATCCTAAGACCAATTCTTGGAGAAGACCGGTACCAGGCACTTATTACCGGTATCACCTCAGGGGATTTGAACGCTGATAACAAGGAACTTCTTTCGCTGATCCAGCCGGCATTGGCGATGCTTACCATGAGTAACGCGTGCCTGGGCCTGCATGCGCAGGTGTTGCCTGATGGCGTATTCTCCAACTATGTCACCCTGACGATCGACTCAAAGAATTCTACTCTGAAGGCTGATCGCATAGAGCTTTCAGCCAATTTGAAGAAAATGGGCGATGAAGCCCTGGGTAAATTGAAGGAACGCCTGATCAAACTGAAGGCAGTTGCCTCCGGTAATGTGTATACGCCCAGGGATAAGTTCTCAGGGATCAAGAAAAACGAAAAGTTTATCCGTTTGTAATGAACACCCTGGGATTTACCGGAAAAAAAGAGGTCATTTCCATTGTATCTGACATCACGGAGATGGATCAGAGGCAATGGAATACTTATATCCGGCTTGTTCTGGCCTATGAAAACGAGGAGTTAACGGAAGAAAAACTTCGTTTGGAACTTCTATCAAGCCTGATCGATCTGAAATTCACATGGAAATGGGTGTTCTTTTCGAAGAAACGCAAGGAATTCTGCATGTCGCAGTTATCCCAACTAACTACATTGGTGAATTTCATCTTCGAGGAGAAGGAAAAAGACGGGGTTAAGACACGCGCCTTCATCATCCAGAGCATTAAGAACTTTAATCCGGTGATCTGTGGCCGGTACTACGGTCCGAAGGATGGTCTGCAGGATTGCAACTTCGCGGAATACCGGATCGCATACGGTCACCTGGTGAATTATTTCCAGACAAAGAACGACGATGACCTTAACCGTCTGGTGGCAGTTCTGTATCGCCGGCGCAAACCCTTATGGTTCTTGCTTCGGTTTTTTCCCCGCTGGGATGGCAATGTCCGGGAAGAATTTACCGCAGAGTTTAACCCCTTGCAGTTTGAGGGCAGGGTAAAGCGCATTGCCCGCATCCCGTTTCATATCCGGTATGCAATCATGCTATATTTCGCAGCTTGCGAAGATTACCTGAAGGAAGGAACCATATTCATAGAGGGCAAAGAGATCAGCCTATCCATCATCTATCAGAAAAGCGGTGATGATGAGAAAAGCAAATCAGCGGATAAAGCCGATATCGGTCTGGTTGGGATCCTTTATTCCCTTGCCGAGAGCAAGGTATTCGGATCGCTGGCCGAAACGGACAAACAGAATCTTTGGGATATCCTCCTTCGATTATATCAATTGGTCAAACGAAACAAAGAAAGGTATGATTCCGGTAAGACAGTTTAAAGAATTGTGGGATTACGTTGCTGATAACATCAGTGATACGCATGGCGATAAAATCATCACAGGAGTTTACCTGGTGGATGATGAAAGCCACATGAATGCTATCGTGAAAAACAAGATCTCTAACAAGCAGATATTCCTTGTGGCCAGAACTCCGTCATCAGATGAGATCATGATTAACCAGGACAACTTCGCGGAGATGGATCAGGTTCTGATCTATGTCTTAAAGAAGATATCTGCCGGCGACATGAGCGAAGAAGACCTGATGGATGAACGCGAGCAGACTCAAGTGATCATGACCCGGATTAAGCAGTTCCTAAAGGATCTGATGGATGATACCGATGATTCCAATGAGTTTACCATGATGCTTAAAAGTTTCTACCGGTCAAAGAAACATACGGACCGGGAACGGAATTTCCTTGAATGTAACGGCTGGAGCCTGTCCTTTGGCCTTCAGACCAACTCCTACGATAACACAACTTTTATCCAATAATACTGCCATGACAAACAGCGCCATCCTGATTCCCTCGCAATCATTCATCACCAAGGCATTCATTTTCCTGATCGCGTACTTTACCCCGATCAAGGAAATGGTTCATGTCATGCTGGTATTTATTCTCATCGATACCATATCCGGGATATGGGCATCGGTTAAGATCGAATGTGACAAGGATAAAATTACGTTTAAGGACAATCCCTACAAACCGCCGCCATGACATACCAAGATCGAAAGTCACAAGCTGCGCAAAACAGTATACAAGTTCGTCTGGTATACCCTGGCCATCATGGTTTCCCTGATGATGGAACAAACGTTTCACCTGGCATGGACCTCCCTGTCCAGCATCGTGGGCGGATTCATTTGTTTTGTGGAGATGAAATCAATATTCGAAAACATCACCGTGATCACAAACGATCCGATTTTCATGAGAATTCTAAAGATGATCCAAAAGAAAGGATCTGAAACCATTCAGGAGATCGGTGAAGATGATAAACAAATAGGAGACAACACAAATGGAACTGATAAATGAACGCCTGATAAAGGAGGAGAAATATACCATCGGTAATTTCTCAGTAAACGGGAAGATCCTTTCAAACTGCCTTGAAGACAAAGAACGGATTCCGTTCGTTAAGATCCCGGGAGATACCGCGATCCCGGCCGGAAGGTATGAAGTGGTGCTGGACTTCTCTGACCGATTCCAGCGGATCATGCCCCATATCCTGAATGTGCCGCAGTTTGATGGCATCCGGATCCATGGAGGCAACACGGACAAGGATACCCATGGTTGCCTTCTGTTGGGTTGGTGGCGGGATGGTAAAGACTGGGTGGAAGATTCCACCATATGTAACGATATCCTGATGGATATCCTGAACAGGGCCGTAACACGTAAGGAAAAAATTTATATCACCATAAAATGAACGACAGGACAAAGAATTTAGGTAAAACAATTTTCCGGGTAATCATATTCTGCCTTCTGTTATCGATGGCAGTATGGTTGATCCGTGATTTCTTTCCCAATCTGAATCCAAAATCCATGGTGAAGGTCATAAAAGGGGATACCGTTTACCGGGAAAAGATCATTTCTGATCCCCGTTTGGTAGGTGAAATCCGCCCGACGGCTCCGGCCATCCATCCTGAACCTCCGGTGATCATCTATAAAAGGGATACTTCCGGACGGGTTTCTGTTGACACAAACGCGATTAAAACCCGCTATGAGTCAATTATACGGATGAAAGATTCACTTATAAGTGAACTTTTGACGATCCGAATCTACCGGGATACGGTAAATGACAGCAGCGCCCAGGTGAGCGCCGTGATCAATGACCGGGTGCAGAATAACCGCCTTCAGGCAGGAAGGGAAGTGCAGTTCAAGAATTACCGTCCAAAGATAGAGATCACACCTCCGGTCATCGAACGCAAGTTCCATTATGGAATCAATGCTTTTGCAGGAACAGACCTTCTTGATAAGACGCCCATGGCGAAAGTAGGCGGGGAAGCCTTCATTGGTTTCAAGGTAATGCGTGCAAGCCTGGAACCGGGAATTACCGTTTCCGCACATCCGACTATGGGATTGGATTTTAAAATAGGTATTGGCATCTGGGGAAAGTAAGTAATGGCACAGGAAGGGAAATATAACGAAATGGAACTACTCTTCATTGAAGAGGTGCTGGATCAGCATGGTGAATTCATTTGCGATCTTATGCGTGAACAGATCGAAAATAAAAAGCTGATCAAAAATGAAGATCTGTTGAATTCCATCGATTACAAGGTTTCCCATTACGGTATTAACCCGGTACTGCTGATATCCTTCATGGCCTATGGGCGTTTCATTGAGATCAACTATTTCAAACGCTCGCAGAACTCACGTCAGATGGCATCGCCGGGAGTGAACCTGCTGATCATGGGAAGCCGGGAGAACCGTAAGCGCAGCCGAAAGAAAGATACACGCTGGTATGCAAAAACGGCTTATGGATCGGTAAACCGCCTTATCGCCATCCTTTCAAATGAGTTCACAGAGGCAGAAAAAACAAGGTTACAAACTATAATTACACGCCGCAATGAGTCTTAAAGTAGATCGACTGGAACTTGAGATCGTCATTAACAACGATCAAAGCCGCAAGCAGCTGCGGGAACTCAACGAAGAAGCCTTACGTATTCAAAGCTCTATGAAAGGCATGGTAAAGGGCAGTGAAGAGTATGTACAGGCTTCTCAGAAACTCAACACCGTCAAGAATCAGATGGACGGTGTATATGAGAAGATCGGCATAACCGGTTTGTCCCTGAAAGAACTCGTCGGGCGCCAGCGCGAGTTCAATATGATGCTGAACAATATGAATCCCTCAATGCCTCAGTATAAGACCATGAAGGAAACATTGGATCAGATCAATGCGAGGATTAAGGAATTGAAGGGTAATGCCCAAAGTACACAGGTAGCATTAGGAGAAGGAGGATTCGCAGGGGCATTTACCAAACTGACCGAATGGGCCGTTAAGTTCGGTGCTGCAGCTCTTGCAGCATTTTCATTTGTTGCCTTGAAAAATTATGTTAAGGAAGGAATTGAATCGGCAATAAAACTGAGGGATACTGAAAAAATTATGCTTGACCTCCTGGATGGTGAGAAATCAAGGCAGAAAGAACTTATTGCACTGGCAAAAGAGAAAGCCGGTACAACGATGTTTGGCAGGCAAGAGATTGAAGAAGCTGAAAAATTTCTATTGATTCAGGGAAGATCACAGGAACAGATAAAAAGAACCATGCAAGCGGCAATGGATCTGAGTGCAGTTACAGGAAATGAATTGAAAAATTCAATCGAAGATCTGGATGGAACAATGGAAGGCAGAATGGGTAAGAGTTTGGGTAAACTGGAAAAGGATTTCAAGAATTTATCAAAGGAACAACTATACAATGGTGATGCCATTGAAATTGTTCGTAAGAAATATGCTGGCATTGCCGAAGGTGAAATGAACACAATCGAAGGAAAGGTCAACCTTCTTGAAAAATCATGGGGCGCATTGCAGCGAACCATTGGTGATTTTGCCATTGGTTCCGGAGGTATCTTCAATGCGGCCATTGAAGGAGCGACTTCATTTTTAGGTACCATTAAAAAAATTCTGGAAGTACCAATGTCTCAAAAAATGCAGGAAGAAAGTGATAAAGTAAACATGCTTGCTTCATCACTAACCGATTTGAATCTTCCTGCAGCAGATCGTAATAAACTGTATGATGAACTCAATAAAATTGCTCCGGAAGTTTTGAAAGGAATCGATAAAGAGGCCATTTCATATACTACATTGACGAAGAATCTGCAGGAATATAATGATATGATGGTTAATAAGATAATCCTTCAAAAAGAGGATGAAAAGCTTGATGGTGTCAATGCTACGTATGCTAAGGCAAGAAAGGCAAGAATCGATCAGGAAAACTATATCCGTCAGAAAGCTTATGATAATTGGGCAAGATGGACGGTTGAGTCCAAAAACCAAAATGCAGCGAACCAGGCTGATACCAAAAAGCAGATTGAGGATCAACGTACAATTTTAAATAATTCCAATCTCACTTTTTCTCAGAAAATGAACCAGCTTGGGAAGACCTCCGGGGCCTATTGGGCGGCCAACAATATGTACCAAATGTTAGCTGAAACTGAGAAGAAAGCATTAGTGGCTCAGACCATGGCCATAAATAATAAAAAGAAGCTTATTTCTGATTTAGGTATTGATGTGAATGCCCTGGATAAAGCAGAAGAAGAAAAACGCAGAAAGTCAGAAGAAGAAAGTAAGAAAGAAAATCATCATCTGATCGAAAAAAACGATTTATTAAAACAAACAACTGCTGAACTGGAGAATTTAATAGCAGTAGGAAAGGTACAAGGGGCATCCGAAGAAGACAAAAAGAATGCTGATGCTGCAGAGAAGGAAATAAAGCGAAGGGAAAAACTAGGTGATACAGAAGCCCAGTACCATGAAAAGTACAAATCATTCATGGAAGAAATCCATGGAATGGAGCTTGAAAATTATGCCGATCATCTTTCTCAAACCGAATCAGAAATAAAATCCATCAATGAAAAGTATGATATTGAGATTAAAAGGATTGAAGAATTTAAAGAAAAAAATAAAGATAAAATTAAACCAAAAGAGGTTAAGGAACTGGATGATCAGAAAGGTCAGTTGGAGATTACCCGCAATGCACAGACAAAGCAGGTTCTTGAACAAGTTGAAGTTCAGTTTGCTGAAAAGGTAAAGCAGATCCATGAGGCTTTACGAGTAGCCAGATTAAGCATCACTGACCGGGAAGTATATGAGATCAATCAGAAATATGATGCCCTTCAAAAGGAGATTCTTGATGCGATTGAATACCGATATCAGCAAGAGGTTAAAGAGGCGGGGGGAAACAAGGATAAGTTAGCTGCAGCAGAGAAAAACAAGGCTGATGCTATTTCTAAGATAGATTCTGACCTAAACAAGTTAAAACAGGCAAGGTCTCAGGAGACAGATAAAGCCTTGGCAAGCGGTGCTCAGCGATTTGAAGATGAGCTGAAAAATCTTAAATTAAAATCAGATCAATCACTTGCAAAGGGGAAAGAGAAGATACAGCTCGAAATCAATGCCAAATACAAGAAACTCCTTGATGATAATGTAAACGATGAGAAGCGAACTGCGGAGATCAAGGCGCAGATGGCCGACGAACAACGGCAAAAAGAACAGGAGGCAAATAAGGAACATTTCCAAAAGCTTGCCCAGGATGCGGAAGCCTTTGCCAATACGGTTATGTCATCAGTTCAGGGCCTTGAAAGTGCGTGGTCAGCATATGAGAATGCTATCCTTGCCAAAGACCAGGCATCCAATGACAAGAAGAAAGCTGAGTTAAAGAAACGGCTGGATTCCGGGAAAATCACCCAGAAGCAATATGATGCTGAAATCTCGAAGATGGATCTGGAAATGGATGCCAAAAAGAAGAAGATTCAGCATGATCAGGCCAAGCGTGCTAAGGATATATCGCTCATGCAGGCGATCATCTCTACAGCTGCAGGTATAGTCCAGGCATTGGCAAATCCGGGGGGTATTGCCGGTATTGTTCTTGCTGCATTGGTTGGGATCCTTGGAGCCGTTCAAATTGGTGTGATCGCCAGTACCCCGGTTCCGGAAGCGGCAGAAGGAAGGTATAACGTGATCGGACAGCAGAGCGGTAAGAAATATAATGATGTTCCTTATGTCCATAGTCCTAAGACCGGGAAGTATACCCAGCCGACCATATTCGGGGAGACCGGTGATGAAATTATCATCGATCCGTTCCGTACCCGGGATCTTACCATGAATCATCCGCTGATCATCGATGCCATTATGAATCCGGGAGGCTATTCAGTACTTCCGCAGCGTGCCGCAGGGAAATATCCTGACATGGGGAATACTCTTTCAGGGACATCAATGGGCGGTGCCCCGATGACTGTAGTTGTGGCCAGTGATCCGGAGCACACCACAGCGCTCAATACCTTTAATAACCTTGTAATGTCCGGTAAGCTTCAGGCAGTAATTTCATATGATCATCTTATGGATGAGAATGCTAAGGTTTCAGCAATTCAGAGTGATGTTTTACATTAAAAAATAGGTTATGCAATTCGACAGAGTTCCCTCACTACTATTTTTCGTTGGTAATCCGATGCGTTACATTGTTTCATCGGGCACGGAGCCGCATGTTCCGCAGCTTTCCCAGATCAAGTTTGAATTTACCAATGTGCAAACAAATGGCGGAACAGACGATCACATGGACATTACATTTGCCAGTTACTCTTTTACGTTGACAATTTCCGATAATCCTACAGAGAGGGATCAGCTCCCGGTGGCCGATGTCTCAGATACTCCCGGTACCTGGATGATGAAAGTTTTTGAATTCATTAAAGGCAACCTACTCTTATGGAATCATTATACCATGGAAATGGTATTGGAAGGAGTAGATGTCCCATACATTCTTCTCACTGCAAGAGAAGAAGGGGATCAGTGGGATATGGTGTTTCCAATCAACACCATTAGGGCTATTGAACCGCATACGATTGAAAATGGAATGGCACCCGTCTCTATGGCAGTGGATGGTTATCTGCTGTATGTACTGGATGCTGATTCCAACCTGATCGGTTCTGATTACAAAATTGCCTATGAAACCAAGGCCACGGTATTCGATGTGTCAGAATATTTGGCGGCAAAACTCAACTCACTGGTGGATACTCCATGCACGTTAGTGACAGGTTACAGTGTTGCACCACGTAATGCGTCTAATTTTACGATGTATTATACGGTAGGTATAGCACCTGTTACGAACGGTATAGCCGGAAGAATGGAGTGGGATTCACAAAAGATTGCACAACGTGGCGGTCTGAATCGTGAGATGTGGAATTACTGGGTTGATAAAGATTATTTTGCAACCCGCTTTCAAAAATTCGATACGCATTTCCCGGTTGTTAAGACAACGAGCAAAAATGCATTTGAATTCTTATACTTCTTCGCTTATGCAGACACCCTTATGCATCTTCGATTACGGGCCTACGTGATCAATACTGATGATACTCATGACCTGGTTACCATCGTTGAATTTCATAAAGGAAATCGGCAAATGATTGAAATTCCTGTTGGTTACAAAAATCTGGCTCTACAAGAATATTATACGGCTAAACCGGTAAAATATTGGGCCGTTTGGTTGGAGTTATTTGAGAACAATGTTTGGACTGTATTAACCAATATCAGAGAGTACGAGATCGACAGCAGGTACCGGCAGTATGAGAGATATTTCGTGTTCAGAAACTCTTTTGGGGTTTACGAGACTCTGATCATGAATGGCAAAGGGGAAAAGATCCTTGGCTATGATAAGGAGAATATTACCCTTAACACCTTTGAGGATGAATCGATGTTTAACACGCCTAACCTGGAGAATAATATCCAGGAGACCCAACGTTTTAAATGTAATAGTGGGTTTGTCAGTAAAGAGGTAATTGACTGGATGCGTGAATTCCTTCTCTCACCTGAGAGATATGAGATCATCGATACAAACAGGTACCGGATCAGGATCACATCCAATAAGATTCAACCCTTCATGAAGGATGGAATCAATTATTACTCGATGGAAATTGAGTATGAAAGGGCATACCAGGACAAATTTTATTCAAATCAATTAACTTAAAGCTCATGCTCGGACTCTCAGCAAACGGCCAGTATCTGGATATTCCGGATGACTTTTCAATCACCATCAACGGGAAAAGCCCCATGTTCAACGAACTGGGAAGCTATTCCTATCCTTTCAAGTTGAAGTATTCTCAGCGCAATGCCATGGTATTGGGATTCATGAACCGGCCTCAGAGTACAGGAGATCCCTATAAGACATTCTTCGGGGAGTTGCAATGGAACGGGATCACTTTCTTTTCCGGAACATTGAAAGTTACAATCGGCAACAGCGGAGCTTTTGAGGGTGCAATCTATGCCCATGAAGGAGACTTCTGGTATTCGATTAAGAACACCAACCTTCAAAATGTGGATTTCGGTCATATGGTCTGGCCGAATGAATCACAGGCACTGGCTTATATCAACGGATGCAACAATGCATTTTATCCGACACGCCCGGTTTGTTTTCCTCAGATCTTCAACGATAATTATTTCGACCCGGTGTCGGATGATCCGGAGCAGCAGCATTTCAATAATTACCGTGGTGGTTATATTCATAATACGACTTTGCTTGGAAATCGCACGGTGATTGTTCCGATGATGTACCTCAGGTATATGCTGGACAGGATCTTCGCACAGCTACAATTTTCTTACATTGACAATGTATTTGCCGTGGATGCTGATCTTTCGAAACTTGCCATCTTCAATAGCCTTTCCAATAATACCCTATGCCCTGATTTTGATTACACGCTCACGGATATTTACTTTAATCTTCATGTTCCGAAGGTGAAGCTGGATATGTTTCTAAATGCCTTGTGCAAGTTTTTCAACATGCACATCTTCATCGATTCGACCAGCCGGACAGCCAAACTTGTGAGCTTTAAGAATATCCTTTCATCGAAGGAAATCATCGATTTTTCTAAGAATATCATTTCCATTTCCGTTGAACTGGAGGATAAGATCACGGGGATTCACCTGTCTCTTACAAATGACGATGCAGATAGCGCCTTTGAGGATACTTCAACAGTTCAGGATGATCAGTTGAAACGATACAAGGGAGAACTCTCACATGTGAGCGATCTTCCTCAATTCCCTTACGCGGAGATCAATGATGTATGGATGGTGCGTGATGACGGGTATTTTTATACTCTTAAACCTGATCATACCTGGGCTCAGGTACCGGTATTCGCAAATAACGTGTATTCGCATAAGATGTATTTCAATATGACCGAGGAAACAAGCATTGAAATATGTTCTCTTCATTCCCCTGGGTTTTATATCGGGGAGTGCGACTGCAAGAACAAGATTGCTGATTACAAGGAAATCACCCCTCGAATGTTCTTTACCACGTATGGAAGCGGGCTCATGTACGCGTCATCGGCAACACCCAGTTACGGATTGTGGTTCAACCAGTACATGGATCCTTTCTTTAAGTTCTGGAAACCAATGGCAGACTTCTTAATGAAAACTGCCATGGTAAAAGTGCAACGCCAGTGTGATTTCGTTTCACTTCGGGATCTGGATTTTTCAATGAAGTATGATATCAACGGGACGCTATACCTGATCCGGGATTACCAGGTAACACTGAAGAAAAACAGCATTTCCCCTACACTGTTTTCCCTGTATAAATTGTAAGGAAAGATCCTTTCAATAAAAAAGACCGTATTCATAACGGTCTTTTTTTTTACATTTACAGCGTCGCATTCACAATCACAAATCGGGTAAGGCCTGGACCTGGAAGAGTAGGGAGGAAGACCCTACACTTAAAACCCGGTAGCGGATTGTGAGTGCGACACCTTCCAGGTCCAATTTTTACAGCATGTCGCAAGATCAATTTACTGAAATATTCTCATTGTTCAGGGAGAAATTCCCGCCGGTTGAAAATATTCAACAGGCGTCATTAACCTTGACGACTGAGGAAATTATTGAGACATTCCATTCGTTTAATCCCGATATGGAATTTCCCAGTACTTCCCTGTACAGTTTTATGAAAGCCCAGAGTTACGTATTTCTTCCGCAGGAGAAAAACGAGCGTATTGTCTTTTATTGGCTGATAGGGCAGAGAGGTTAGGAAACGACCTTGAAAGTTTCTCCGACGGGTGACGTCGGAATTTATCAACGTAAACCTGGGTCATATCCAGCGAGCTGTGACGAAGCTGCAGCTGCAGATCCCTCAGGTTTATTCCCGCCTCGATTGCCATACCTACCCCGGTATGTTTTAATGAGTAGATGTTTTTGTTTATCGCGTGCTTGTCGGCCCATGCTCTCCATCGGCCGGCAATGCGCGTGGGGGCGATCTCCACGGTCCCCGGCATCAGATCCTTTGAAAATGCATAACGGTCCTGGGATCCTTCAAAGGGCAATAATCGCAGTACCGGAACCAAGGCATCAGGGATCTGAACCGTCTCATGCTTTCTGTTTTTGGAAATGGTACCCGCCACCACGATAGTATTGTTGTAAAAGTTGAAGTTCCGGATCCTCATTCGAACAATCTCAGCCGGTCGAAGGAAGCAATAGAAAATCAAACATGCAACGGCGTATAATTCAAAATCCTCTTCCGGAAGTTTGTCCTGCACCCGGATCAATTCATCAACTGTAAAGCAGGTTATCTCCGGTTCCTCAATCGGTAGTTTTTCAATGCACATGAAAGGATTTGACAATATCCAGTCCCGTTTCATTAAAAAACTGAAGAAACAACGCATGTGCATCCGGCGGTAATTGTAGGTCCGGTTCGATAGTTTCAATACCATCTTGGAATAATCCATGAACTGTTGGGCATGCATTTGGTTAAATTCACCAACGCTCAGGTGCTGGTATTTCATCTTGAAAAGCCACTTTTCAAAGCTGTGTACCTGGTAGCGGTAAGTATAGAAAGAACGTTTACGAAGCGTTGTTTCCTTGAATTCAAGGACAAACTTCATCGCTTGGATGATATTTGTGTGCCTTTTTTCTGTGAAGGAAAATGGGTTCCAACCCGTCAGAAGCCTTTTATTGATCTTCGACATATGATCATTCGCCCACTGGCGGCGTGAAATCGCTGTCTTAAAACGGGAAGGAATATTGTCTTTGAACCGGGTATTTTTATTTGTTTCCGGATTCTTGTAGAAGAAGTAAACGTACCAATGTTGTGAAAGATCTCCTTTCACATCGTAAAGCCTTGATAATTTGAATTTTTCCATGTTGTTTTTTTTGTTTGAACCTCGCCAGGTAAACAAAAAGCCCGTCCATGGCTCATGGCCCACTGGGCCATGATTTTTTGATATAATTGTCTGAAAATCAAATGCAATTTTCAGAAAGTAGCGGGATCGAGACATTTTTGTTGTCAACCTGTTATTGGATATCAATTAGTTACGTTTTGGAATGTGCCCGGAAACGGGCTGTTTTCAATGCCGTGGCTCAACTTGTGGCCCAGAAAAAGGAGGTTATTTAGAACGCTTTTTTGCATCTGGCTTTTCCTCTTTAATGACCTTGTGGCCTCCTTTTTTAATAAGCAGATCATCGAGTAAAGCGGTAAGTGTATTAGTAGTTTTTTGGGATTGTTCGAGTTTTTCTTTCAGTAAATTGTTTTCTGCTTTAAGTTCATTTAGCTCCTTTGATTCCATCGGGGTATCCTCCCACCAGAACGACATTGGAAGTTCCAGTTCTTTGGATATCAATTCAAGGTCAGTAACCTTCAATGCCCCCTGTTTAATAGTGTTTGCGAATCCCTGAACGGTCATGATACCGGTCTTTTCAAAGAAATGCTTCTTTGGAATATGACGTTTTTCCAACTCTGATTCTATCTTCTTGAAATCCATAATTATAAATTTAGAATGAATATTATAGAATGTAAACTTTAATTTAAGTGAAAGAAAACTTGCTTTTCGATGAAACTTTACTTTACCTTTGCTGTTCTTATTGCTAACAAATATACGACCATTTAAGAACTTAATAAAATACCATAAAATGGTAAGTAAAATAAAAATCAAAAAGTTGCGCGATGGCCTGCCCAAAGGTTATGCAAGAGTGATTCGCGAAAGATTATGTTCAGCAGGAATTGAATTTTCCGAGGATTATATCTACCAATGTCTTAATCCGGATTCAAGAAAATATTCTCTTCTAGTGGTTGAAGAGGCGATCAAGGTAAGAGATGAATACAATGACAAGATAAAATATGTAGAGAATAAAATATAATTCTGAATTGCTATGACTGAGTTTTACGCCCATACCATACCATCCGGATTACTTGACAAGAACATTGAATTCATGGTCAACCACGGAGAATTGGTATTCACACAATTCGGTCAGATACATCCTTTCAAAGAACTTTCAATAGAAGCCTTTGAAATTCTGCAAAACATCCTTTCTAATGATGCCAAAGCCCAGAAGGGACTTGACATTCTTGGCATAACAGATCCATGTGACAGAATTCACCAATTCGCATTCTGCCGCTTTGGCGGACTTGATGCTGTTGCCGACATCGACATGGAAACGGAGAAAGTAAACTTCGAATACTGGGATTGCGGATCCCGGCCATGTCCTGCCGATGGACTTCTTTGCCGGTTGCCTGAAGTTCCTAACGGCAAGCTTACAATTCATGAATCATCGATTATGCGCAAGATCGCCGGGGACTCCCTCAATAAGGAGATAGCCGACCAGCTTCACATCTCATGTGAGACGGTGAATAAGGAATGCCAGACCATCGTAAAGAAATTGGGTTGCTTCACAAAGAATGGCATCGCTGCATTTGCAGCTAAAAACAATATCCTATGATTCCTCAATCACCATCAATTCCGGACCCCGTTCAGCTTGACCTTTCCTTTGGGGATAAAGAAGAGAAATCACCGGCATTAGGTGACCTCTCCGGACAAACTTTCTCGGGAGCGGTGCCCGAGGCTATGAGTCGCTCACCTACTAATGAGGATCAATGTAGCCTTCAGGTCAAGGAACCTGATGTTATGTACCAAAACTCGAGAAAACGGGCAAGGGCCCTTAACGATTACTCCAGGGCCCTTGTTTTAAAAAACTTCCAGAAGCAAAAAGACCTTTAATCCTCGCCAGGTAAACAATGAACCTCTTCGCCCAATTATCAGACCCTCTTTTAGAAACTATGCTCCACGCATTGACAACCTATGCTGTTATAATGGAAACCAAAGTAACTGGAAAAAAAATCGTAGGTGGAATTATTGTTGATGATCCGGAATTCATCAAAATATGTATGGAAGAGATTCAGCCACTCCATGAATTGCTGGATGCCTGCGATAAAGAATATACGCTTCGTCTTACCAAGAAAAACGGATGACCATGGACTTAAAGAAAAAAGACCTGATTAAAACGTATTCCAACTTCATCACCCATTCGGAAATATTATTCCGCATCGGCAGGGATCCCCATTACAAAAGATCATTCCGGATCTATAGCCTGGACAGATTGCAGCGCATGAAACCTGCTCTTCCGGAAAGAACTTTCCTGGAGATCTGCGCGATGATCGTTAAACATCGGGAAGATCTTGAAAACATCCTTCCTTACTACGGTAATTCATCGTATCTGAATTCCCTTCGCAGACTTGAAAATATCCTTCAGTACTGCACCAATGAATTATTGCTCAATTCACATCCTGTTCCATTCAACCAACTTATCAACTAATGAAAGCAGAATTTCAAATCATCGGACATCACACCGCCATGAAACTCCATAGCCTTGGAATCCGCGTTAAGGCCTTGACGTATTACATGATCCTTAACAAAAACCAGATCAAGATCACAAAGGCTTCATTTCCATTGAATGGAAATACCATCGCTGCATATAGCATCGCTGAACTCGGAGAAATGATCCCCTGGGGATTCTTCCAGGCGGCTATCATCCACAAGATGCCCGGAGGTTTCTGGCAGGTAAAGCTCATCAATGGCCAGTGGGCATCCTTCCAGTTGGAAGTCGAGTGCCGGGCCGCATATTTGATCGATCTGATCGAGCATAAGCAGCTCACCATTGACGAGGTTAACCATCCCGAAAAATATAACCAACCGGTAAAAGCAGAAGAAAAGCCGGTAAAACAAAAGAAATTACCAAAGCTGACCACGTGAGCCAGCTCATGCGCCGTGGAGAAGAGGCAACTCGGAGGGAGTCATAGCCCCTCAGATCGCAGGTTCGAATCCTGCCGGCGCAACAACCCTTGACGATAGGGGGAATAATGGTTCTTTAAGGCGGTTAGGGATTGGGGATTCAGGGTCTGCGTACCTCTGCCCTGAATCAGAGACCTGGGAAATGTCACAGTTGTTCAATTTAGGTTTGGTTTATTGATCATCTGCCCCGGGTAAATACCTGCAAAGTGCGATGCCTTATTGAGCCACACCCGCTGAAGCGCGAAAACCCTGCAATGACACGCAGGTTGGCAGCCGGGAACAGACCGGCCCCCCATCGGGGGTTTATCAACCGACAAATACTAATACTGACCAATGATACCACAACAAACGATCGATGAAATTCTATCCCTTGATATTGCCGATGTGATCGGACGTCATATTGAGTTGAAACAAAAGGGAACTAACTTCCAGGGATCATGCCCATTTCATAAAGAGAAGACACCGTCTTTGTCCGTTTCTCCGGCAAAGAACGTATTCAAGTGTTTCGGATGCGGGGTTTCAGGAAATGCAATCAGCTTCGTAAAGGAATTAAAAAAGACTGATTTTGTTGGCGCCATCAAGAGTATTGCGGAAGATTTCAAGATCATCATTCCCCAGGAGGAGTATGATGATAAGCAGAAGGAAGTTCACAAGCACCGGGAATCTATGTTCACAGTGAACAAACTCGCTGCAGGGTTCTTTACCGATTCGTTGAAATCTAATGTGAAAGCATTGGAGTATGTAAAGAGCCGGTGGAATGATTCTGCGATTGATGACTTTATGATTGGGTATGCTCCGGATGGTTGGGATAATCTTCGCACCTGGGCCCGGGACAATGGCATCAAGGAAGAAATCTTGCTGGAGGTTGGATTGCTTTCGGAAAAAAACAACAAGGTTTATGATTATTTCCGAGACCGTATCATCTTTCCGATCATTAACCGTACCGGGTTAATCACCGGTTTCACCGGCCGGGACTTTTCAGGTAAAGAAGGGACCCCGAAATATTTCAACACGCACGATACAGAGATATACTCCAAGGGTAAGGTACTCTATGGGTTTAATACGGCATATCGTTCCATCCGGGAGCACCAGTACGTTCACCTGGTAGAAGGTAATCCCGATGTGATCCGTCTGCAGTCGATTGGGAAATTGAATACCGTTGGGACTTGCGGAACATCTTTGACATCGGATCATATCGCTGAAATCGCAAAGTATGCAAAAAGCATCACTCTGATCGGAGATAACGATAAGGCCGGGGTGGCCGCCGTGATCAAGAACGGGAAGATGATCATTGAAGCGGGTATGTTCTGCAATGTCATCCCGCTTCCGGATTCAACCGATACGAAGAATGACCCGGATAGTTTCTTCTGCGATGACAAGCAGTTCGATACTTATGCCACCGAAAATATTAAGGACTATATCATCTGGCTGGCACAACGGCGTCAAAGCAAATGCAAGAGTCCGGACTTGAAAACAAAGCTGATCGATGAACTGTCCGACCTGATCACCCACCTTCCTCAGAGTTCACACAGTGTTTTTGTCGAACAGCTCAGCGCCATCATCAAGCCTAAGAAGGCGTGGCTTGATCGCATTAAGACCATCATCCAGGAAGATGAGCCGGTGAAGGAAGACAAGGCCGGGTGGATCCCAACGCACGTTTCACTGTCGGATTGGGAGAAATACGGTTTCTATGAGGAAAACAACTGCTATTTTTTTAGGACAAAAGACGGTCCTAAGCGTGGTTGCAACTTCACCATGGATCCTTTGTTTCACATTTCATCGGTGATGAACGCCAAAAGGCTGTATAAGATCACCAACGAATATGGGTTCTCCCAGGTGATCGAACTCAACCAAAGGGATCTGATCACCCTTGCCGGTTTCAAACTCCGGGTGGAGAGCCTTGGAAACTTTTTGTTTGAAGGATCTGATATGGACCTGAATAAACTCAAGCGTTTTTTGTATGAGAAAACCCAGACATGTTATGAAATCGTTCAACTGGGATGGCAGAAACAAGGGTTCTGGTCATGGTGCCACGGAATTTACAACGGTAAATTTCAAAACGCAGATCCAAACGGAATTGTCATGTTCGAGGATCGTAATTATTATCTGCCGGCATCGAGCGAAATATACCGGGAAGAAGATACGCTGTTCATATCAGAACGAAGGTTCATGTTTCGCCCCAGCGATATCACCTTATATGACTACTGTCATCGCCTGATAGCAGTGTTCGGGGATAATGCAAAGTTTGCCATCTGTTTTTACATGGCAAGCCTTTTTCGCGATCACATCGCAAAGCTCTTTGGATTCTTTCCTATACTCAATCTTTTTGGTCCCAAGGGAGCCGGTAAAACAGAACTGGCCATATCCATTATGCAGTTCTTTGGTCCTCAGGAAAAGGGTCCTAACATCACCAACACATCAAAAGCTGCACTGGCCGATCATGTGGCACTGTTCTCTAACGCCTGTTGTCACATCGATGAATATAAGAACAGTCTGGAAATGGAAAAGATTGAATTCCTGAAAGGTCTGTGGGACGGCACTGGCCGTACCCGTATGAACATGGATAAGGATAAGAAGAAGGAAACGACCAAAGTGAATGTAGGGATCATCCTTTCGGGTCAGGAGATCCCTACCGCTGACATCGCCCTTTATTCACGACTTCTGTTTTTGTTCTTTACCAAGGTAGTCTATTCGGCCCAGGAGAAAATCCTTTTTAACGAATTAAAGGATATTGAGAAGCTGGGAATATCTCACCTTACTCATGAATTGCTGAATTTCCGTTCATACTTCATCCAGCACTTTTATGAAAATTACAATGAAGCCTCCAAGGAATTAGCCATCGAGTTGAAGGAGGATCAGATTGAAGACCGGATATTCCGCAATTGGCTGGTTATTATAGCCGCCTATCGGACATTAAGCAATAAGATCAGTGTACCATGGGAATTCACCGGACTAGTGAAAGAAGCTGCAAAACTAATCATCCGCCAGAATTTTGAAGTGAAGAGCCGCAATGAGATATCCCAGTTCTGGAGCATCGTAGAATTCCTGGTTCAAAATGGTGATATCCGTGAAGAGGTGGATTATAAGGTTGATTTCGTAAGTATGCTTACTACCGATACCATCAAGGAGGCTGAATACAGTGTTCCTAAAAATGTCCTGTTTATGGATCATACCAGAATATTTCAGTTTTATCGAACCCATGGCAAGCAATCCGATATGAAGGTACTTCCCCTTCCAACTCTGGAATATTATTTGAAAAACTCAAAAGAATACCTGGGGCGTAAAAATTCAGTGGGTTTTAAGGTGGAAATTAATAAAAGGATAGTAGAAGACACTGATTCAGTGGCTGGAATTAAGAAAAAAAGACATGTAACAACCGCAATGGCATTCGATTACGATGCATTGGGTATATCCATCATTAACCAAAATACCATGGGTCAAAACGACTTTTAATTTTTTTAAAAAGTAATCCAGCTTCAAAAATGCCAACTACAACAACTACAACAACTACAAACTATTATTTAACTATATATCAATTAATTATAAATATTTCATGTAGGTAAATGTCAACTATATGTAGCTACACACAGCTACACTTTTTTACATCGACTACAAATAAACAGGGTAAAACTACACTTTAAAAAATCAATCAATTGTATTTCAGTATTTTATAGTTTGTAGTTGTTGTAGTTGTGAAATATGCCAAAAAAGGTATCCCCCGGGAAAAAAATAAAAAAAAATGCAATGCTTAACAGATCAATTTGGTTGGAAATATTACCCCTCATTGCCCGATGGATATCGCCTGGCAAAGTTGGATGACTTCCATACCAGCGGAAGAAAGAAGATTGGAATGGAATATCTGCTGGAAAATTCAAAAGGCGATCAATACGAGCTACACCAGGTAACAGAAGAAACAACTTCAAATAAAATTAAACCATTAATAGAAGAATCAAGAGTTTATATCCTTAAACCATGATGAATTACACCAACATAGAATTTACTGATCTAACCTGGAACCCGATTGTAGGTTGCCAGATCGGATGCTCTTACTGCTGGGCCGAACGGTTCAACCGGTGGCATCGGTTTATTCCGGATTTCAAAAGGCCAACATTTTATGAAAACCGGCTTCAGGATCCATATACCAACACGAAAAAAGGCCAGTTCGTTTTTGTGGTTGACATGGGAGATATCTTTTCTCCAGGCGTGGAAGACAAGTGGATTAACCGCATTCTTAACGTTTGCTTTGACAATCCAAAGTATACCTACCAATTCCTTACCAAGAATCCGAAAAGATTTCAGGACTTCAAATTCCCGTGCGGGTCCTGGCTGGGAGTGAGTGTGACCCGTAAGGAAGACGCATGGCGCCTGTCATATCTTCCTTCGTTGCCTTGCAAATACACAACCTTCGTGCTGGTTGAGCCGCTGCTTGGATCCATGGAAGGAGTTGACTTCTCTAAATCAGACTTGCTCTTTGTCGGAGCTCAGACCGGCCCGGGATCTGTCGCACCAAAAAATGAGTGGATAGATTCCATTCAGCATCATGCCATCACCAATAAAGAAAACATCAAGAAATTTTTATGAAAGAGCGACCGATAATATTCAGTACTCCGATGGTTAAGGCCATCAACGCCGGTAATAAGTGGCAAACCAGACGTACTAGCGGACTGGAACAAATGAACGAGAATCCTGACAGGTGGATACCTGTACCGGGACAACGGTTCATTGATGATTTGGGAAGGTTAAATCAAGAGTTCATTAATATTAAAAATGAATCTGTTTATGCCATCTGTCCTTATGGAATGCCCACAGCTGTACTTTGGGTGAGGGAAACATTCTCCAAATACCGGGGTTTTGCAGAAGATTTACTTCCCAATGCACCTTACATCTATAAAGCGGATGAAGATGAATGCGGACAGTTTCCCATTATCCAGGATGATGTAATTACTTATGTAAATGCCCGTGAATCATGGAAACCTTCAATTCATATGCCACATGCAGCTGCACGGATATTTCTCAAAATATTTGATATGGGTGTTGAGAGATTAAATGCCATCAGCGAAGATGATGCCCTGAATGAAGGAATCAGAGGAGTAATTGACAGGGACGGGGTATGTGGGTTTGTGGTAGTTCACTCTTATTATCATACCGCAAAAGAGGCTTTCTCTATAGTTTGGGAAAACATCAATGGTCCCGGATCATGGAGCCATAATCCGTGGGTATGGAAAATTAAATTCACAAGAATTCGTCATGAAAAAGCAATCCAAGAAATGTCTTTGTAAGGTGATCCCGGTTGACTCCTGTGGGAGATTTCCCGAGTGTAAAAAGTGCAGTGAACTTAAAAAATAAACAATGGAAACGATTAAGATAAGAATTGAATCCTTTACAAAGGAACAATCGTGCAGTTCATGTGATCGATATTCACATAGTGCTTTTATAAAAAAAATACCCAAAGGTGTTTTACCGTGCGATTATGATAAAAATGAAAAGCTTGTAGAAGTTGAGTTTATTGTAGACACGGATAAATTCACTCCGGTTATGGCAAAGGAAATACTTGAATTCTTCACATGGGATTATAATGAAGAAGCTGATCCAATTGATGAAGTGATGAATAAATATGCAATGTCTGCCATTAAGATTGCAACTTTTGAAGGCTATAACGAGAATGGTGTCATTTCTGAATTCGAAAATAAAGAAGGGTTTTATCCTTTGAATGAAAAGACAGGTATTCAACTGGTATCGGTATCAGGATATGAATTTGATGAAAGATTGTTATGTGTGACAATAGTTAAAAAATAGTTATGAAAAACAAAAAGCACCATGAACTGTCCCAACTGTAACTCAGAATTATTGCGCCGGCCGGAAGGCCGCGTGATCAGAAGAAAGGGTTTTTCCCTTCACAGATATTGCATATTCACGCTTTTTTGTCCCAAGTGCGGATATAGCGTAGAATGCGAAGAAATTGATTCAGGGCCTAAAAGATTCCCTGACATTAGTAACCCACCCCCACCGCCGCCAGCGCCGGATAAATATGAATTCTATATGCCTGAAAGGAAGGTTCCAAGCAAGGAGGAATTAGCCTCAATGAGCGATGAATCTTTGATTGCGTTTATGGAGACAACAAAGAGAGAATGCTATGATAGAATGCGGGAAATGTCTGATTGGGAATGTGGTTGGTATAGCGGCTATAAGTCAGCACTCGAACAATATATCAGGATTTTGAAATCAAGAGTAAAACAGTAATCATGGAAAATTTAATCGAAGGATTGCAGCGTGAAATGAACAGGGTCAGGGAAATTATTAAAGACTATGAGAAGATTTGCCCTGATGCCGGTAAAATGGCAATATGGATGATGAAAAACGATATTGAACGAGCTGAAAAATCAATTGCATCAGGATATACAATTGAAATGATGATATGTTACCGATTGTTAAAGGAATACGAAGAATAATCATTTAAAATCTAAGTCATGGAAAACACAGAATTAACAATGTTCGCCGAAACAATTAAGTATTCAGGAAATCAAATTTGGGTAAGACCAGTGTGTGATTTTTTTAAATTGGATGTCCAAAACCAATACATTAAGATTAAAAAAGACCCAATTTTGGGTAAACTGTACGGAAAAAACCGTACAGATTCATCAGAAAATGGAAATCTGTACGGAAAAAACCTACCAGATTCGTCTAAAAATGGGAATCTCGTAGGAAAAAACAAACCAGATTTGGGTGAAATTGATAAAAATGGGCGGATTCTGCTCGCAAAAAAGGGATTTATCCAGTGGATTCAGATCATAAATGTCAATACCATTATTGAGGAGTTGCGTGAAAAATTCCTTTTGTATCAATCTTTGGTCATTGATTACATCTATGGAAGTTTTGAGCGGGAAGAATTGATGAAGGTTGATTATTTAAGGCTTAAGAAATTGAAACGGTTGTATTCTGTCATCGGACGTGAAATTCAGAGGGTTGATGACCGTGTGAGGTTATACATGGATTCCCGGTTTTCCCAGTTAAACCTTCCACTAGATGATACCAGATAGGTTCAGTTGTACGGAAATTTCCGTACAACTGAACTGAAATCTGCAAAAATTAACATTAATAAAGGAGGATAAATCATGAACATTAAAAGAGTAAAGGCCCATAGGTGTATCTATTTCAAACAAAATCACAATGTTTTTGGAGGTTGCAAGAATCCCTTAGTTTTTGGAGCTTGTTTGAATTCGTTCCTTGATGAATGCGACAAATCAGAAGATATCAAGTTGAAAAGGAGGGAAAATGCCAATTAGATTTATTTTATTGATAATAATGACAGGTTTTGGAGTATTAGCCTGTTTCTCAGTTTTAGTAGTTATGTATAAATCCGAAAACCCCAATGACCATAGAAGAAATAATAACAGACCTGACCAAGAAGGCTGAAGGCGTTCAGCGCTTCAAAGGAATACTTCCTAAAAAAGGTAGCCAGTACCAACGGTTAACCGGCAGATATTATGCCCTGTTGGAATGTGTTCAGGCATTAAGCCAGGTCAATGACCGGGATTCGGTCCGTAAAACTTTGATTGACTACAACGTTTGGTTGGATCACTCAGATTCAAATACGCATGTCAAAGCCTGTGAGGAAAACGTCGATGAATACCTCAATTCCAAGTGACCTTTATTAATCCATAAACCCACCATAAATTTAGCCTATGTCTGAAGTGATCATAAAAGTCCAGTGCGACCATTACCTGGTGAAGTTCCTTGAAGCTTATTTCAATAGTTCCCCGGTCCGGTTTCCGCGAAATAACAACTTCCGCAACTTCCTCGAAATCTTCCTTGACTTCCCCCCGCTGGATCACCGTGAGTCAGATTACGGAAGAAACACCCTGACGGTTGAACTTCCTTTCTTCGAGGATAAGGATCCCCGTTCATACAACTTCCTCAATCCGATCCGCCAGCGGATCTTCGTTGACCACATCTGGATGTTCTTTAAGATCACATTTCGCAGCGAGATCAACAAATACCGCTTAACCGGCATCGGGCGCAATGATGCGATTGCCCTTTTCATGGACAAGTACAACATCCCGGATGAGTGCTGGGAAAGTCTGCTGAAGGATTATTCTCGTTATATGCAGAACCATTCCAAGAAGAAGTACCGTAAGAATCACAAACATGCTATTTAAAATAATTATAAATTATCGAGTTCAGGGGGCAGTTTGTCCTTTGTGTCCATCTATGTCCATGCATGTCCATGCATGTCCATGTATGTCCATGGGTGGGTATGGTTTTTTAAAAACACTTAATCGTCATGGCATTAATAAAAAACAAAAATCTGGTCCCCATCATCTGCGGGGTTTCTTATATTCTTATGGAGGATATCCAATCCTTCAATCCTGGAACTGACATTTCAACGAGATATATCACCTTCAAAGAGAACAAAAAACCGCAGGGCATATATTATGGTGTGGGATCATCCGAATTCACCGAAGATGAAAAACAGGATGATCCGGGCAGCTTGTTTGAACAACGGCTGAAGATCATCTTCCCGGGAGAGGATCGTACCAACGCCATGTCGTTCATTTCCCTGATTGGTCGCCCGCTGGTTATCCTCATGAAATATTCCACCGGCCTTATCCGGATCATCGGTTGCCCGGACAACCCGGCCATTCTTGCGACCAAGCATCAGATAAGCTTAAAGCAAAGCAATAAGGATCTGGATTTCATATGCACGTCAACCGATCCGGCATACGTGTGGGATTTGCAACATTTGCCACCGATAGATGAATGGGAGGATGAACAGTAATATCCATTAAACAGTCAGTCCTTTAATATAAGGTGTCCCAAAGGTAATATTGCACCTTCAAGGAAACCTTATGATAAACCGCATTTTACAATTATGCAGCGCCAGGTGGCTGATCCAGATGGACTCAGCCCTTTCCTATCTTCCCCTTGTCATGGCTTGGGTCAACGGTCAGAAGTTTGCCTCCGAAGAAATGACCAAAGAGGAAAAGGCGAATAAACCCTATGCGCTTTCTTTCAAGATACAGGACGGAGTGAATATCGTCGGTCAATATGAACTCGATGATCCCGCCATGCCGGAAAACTCCGTGGCAGTGATCCCCATTCAGGGCGTCATCCTTTCCTGGAATTCAATGAACCTGGTGGCAAATATCCAGCAGGCCGGAATGAATCCTTCCATTAATTCAATCCTGTTCCTGGTCAACTCTCCAGGTGGAATGGTATTCTACACGGATATCGCGGCAACTGAGATCAAGAACTGCAAGAAACCAACCGTGGCATGCATCATGAACATGGGAGCTTCGGCCGCCATGTGGATGATATCGGCCATGGATTATCGTATCTGCACTTCACCCATGGACTGGGTTGGATCCATCGGTACCATGATGTCGTTCATGGACTTCTCGCGCATGCTGAAAGAAAAACTCAGCATTGACATCTATGAGATCTATGCTGATGATTCTTCGCGTAAGAATGAAATGCTCCGGCAACTCAGGGAAGGTAATGATACCCTTGTAAAGCAGGATCTGAAGTTCGTTAATGACATCTTCCATCAAACTATCCTGGACAACCTGAAGTTGCCAAAGGATTCGGAGGTATTCCAGGGGGCAACCTACAACGCCACGGACGGCCTTCGCCTGGGTCTCATCGATGAGATCAATACGGTGGATTATGCCATCGATTTCGCATACAAGAAAGGACTTTCTTTTAAAGCTCTCAATATCGGTAACCAAATTTTTAAGCAATCATGAAAAACAAGTTCATTCAATTAACAGCCCTTGTGCTGGCGATGTTCGGAAAGGACCAATTCGCCAAGAACAAAGACGGCAAATCCTACCTTTCGGAAGAGGAGAAAACTGAGCTGGCCAAGATGACCAACGAGGAGTTCGCCTCTAATTTCACGGAGGCCCTACAGCAGGAAGCTACCGGAGAGGCAGTCGATGACGCCAAAGTGTCTGCTATGATCTCATCCCTTTCGGACCGGGTAAAGCAGAATGCTTCTACCATCACTCATCTGAATACTCAGTTTGAGGATACCAAAACAGCCCTTCAGGCTGAAAAAGAAGAAACTGCCAAAATGCTGAAGATCGTTAAGGAACAGGAAAAGACGATCGAAGCGCTTAACAAAAGCAGCGAAACGGACCCACCTGCCAGGGGAGCCGGATCCGACGATCCCAAGAAACGTTGGTTGCCCACCGGCAAGGACACCAACCTGTTTGGACAGAATCACAGCTTTACGGCCATTGATGACGCCCACCCGTACAACCAGCGTGCCTACCAGGCACTTTGCAAGATGAATGGAATTATGGTGCCTGCACGCGAGGCGACAGTTGCAGATTACGCGCAGCTCAAAACCGACCTTGGCGACTTCTACCGCACCCGGATGATGGATCAGGTACAGAGCTTCCTTCGGAGCCTGCCTTCTCTTACAGCAATCTTCCCGCTGTATTCCAACATCCAGGATCAGAGCGCTCTTACCAACGTATTCTTCACGGAATTTTCACAGGCAGCAAACCCGGGATCAAAGTTTGCAAACCTGGTAAAAGGTTCATACAAGTTCCAACCCGAGATCATCAAGATGTACCCGGTTATCCTGGCGCACATGTTCGAGGAAATGGAAGCCCTGGAGAAAACATGGATCGGATACCTGAACCGCGAAGGTTCTGACTTCATGAAATGGTCGTTCATCGAATTTATTCTCACGGAAGTGGGAAAGAAGATTCGTAATGAACAGGAAATTCGCAGGATAAAGGGTGTTTTCAAAACGCCTACAAAGGATGTTCCGGGCAGCTTTATCAACGCCAGCGACGGATTGCTGAAACGTATGAAGCTTTGGATTGCCGAAAATAAGATCCGCCAGTTCCCCGTCGGTGAATGGAACTCAGGCAATATCTGTACCTACGTAAAGAATTGTACTTCCCTGATTCCTGAAGTACTCCGCTCCTCCGGCAACCTTGTACTCTACATGAGCAAGGATGCATGGGCAGACTATCTTGCCAATCATGAATTGCTCCATGGCCTGAACCAGGACTATGTGGGAGGCATCAACTACGTGAAGGAATACCCGAACGTGAAGATCGTCACTATTCCGGGCATGGCGCCTTCGAAAAGAATGATCTGGACCTTCGACGGCAATATCTTCCTGGCTGAAGACAAACCGGGTGAATACCTTGCCTTCAACCTTGAACAGCAGGACTGGACCCTGAAGGTATGGACCCGCGCCAAGGAATCCGTGTGGGCTTTCCAGGTAGGTGAGAAGTTTGATACCCCGGAACAGATCCCGACGGATTATTCTTCCCAGATGATCTGGTGCAACGACGTGGATGAACCATCCGATTATTTCATCTCAATGAATGTTGACGATGCCACCCCCACGGTGATCGACCATACCAGTTTGGTATCGGTTGCAAATACCCAGGCAACGGCCATCACCAACATCCTCGATGCACCGGTAGGCCGTCCGATAAAGCTTAAATACGGCAATGACACCAACGGAGTAACCATCGCCAAGGCAGGGAACTTCTCTTTGATCGCTTCGGCCTGGACAGGCCATAGCATTGGCGACACCATCACGTTGGTTAAACGTTCTGACGGTAAGTTCCTGGAACTTGCTCGCACAACCCTCACTTCTGCTGCAGTCGCGCTGGCAGACGGAGCCACCTCCATTGATGCAAGTACAGGCACATCGTTTGTAACGGTCGCCAACACCGCAGCAACGGTATTGCTTGGCCTTACCAACGCTGTAGTTGGTACAGTTTATACCATCTACGGAGGCAGCAACGCCCATTCCACCACCATGGCAAACGCAGGTAATTTCATCCTTACGGATGCGATGACCCTGAGCCTTATATCATTCATTTCCCTTGTCAAGAACTCTGACGGTAAATTCTGTGAGATTTCACGGGGATAGCAGTCACCGGGGGGTCAATCGCCCCCCGGTTTTTGCCTTTTCTTTTTCATTTTAACAAAAAAAATCATGACTGTAGCAAAAGTTAATCTCCTGAAGCCCGGTGGAAATGTCGGCGCAGGAGCCAATGTTAAAGACAAAATCATCCTCTTTGACTTTGATGATGTCGTTACTTTCCCCGATCGTGATGCCAACGGCGTCATAATCACAGATAATATCGTCTTCAAGGAAAATGCCTATATGATCGAGGTCTACGGGACCGTCAACACGATCAAAACCGGCTCATCGACAGAAGGCGATATCGATGCTGAAGGGTTCATCCACACCCTGGACTTTGATCATCCCGGCAACTCGACAGAGGTGCGGGAGTTCAAGACAGGATGGTTGGGCCGCAACATCGGAGCCATTGTCCAGTATTGCGGATCTTCGGCAAAGTCAGTCTTCGGATTGCCATGCTGCCCGTTACGGATGCAGGCCAAATGGGAAGGTAACAAGGATAAGAACGCAACCACGATCACCCTGAAGATGGCGAACAAAAGCCAGTATGAAGTAGGGGACTATCGCGGAACTCTCACCCTTGACAGTGTGATGGGTATCATACCGGCCTCGGAAACAGAACCCGAAGTAGCAGCAGGCGAAGGCCGCTATCAGCTCACCACCGGTGTAGCAGCATCCGTACTGCTCGCGGATCTGACAAGTGCAGCAGATGGTAAGACTTACACCCTTCTGGGATCCGGTGGAGCTCACCCCCCCGTGATCCAGAACGGCGGATCCTTCTTGCTGCACAACGGCCTTGACTGGCATGCCATTGCAAACAGCCAGATCACGATGAAAGCATTCGCATGCATAAATGGTGATCTTCTGTTCATCGAAGTGAGCCGCTCTTAACAACCTTCATTGGTACGCAAAAGGGACAAGCCGATCGTTTGGCTTGTCCTTTTTTTTTTAGCAGCGCGTAAGTATGTTTGAATTCCAATTGGATAACAATATTATTGACAACATGAAAAACAAGATCCTGAATTACCTGATCAATGACAGGTCCTACAATGGCGCAGTTGCACTTTACCATGAATTTGGCAGAAGGGCAAGCCTGAAAAAGATGATCAATGTATCCGCTGAGACGGAAGTGATAAAAAATACGCTCCTGGAAGAGCTTCGCGTATTGGCTGACATCGCCATGGAAGAATTCCGGGGAATCATGGCCGCACCGGTGTCCCCTACGCAAGCCGGATCGATGGAGGCCGGCAGTCAGACAACGGAAGTGACCGGGGAGCCGGAACTGGAATTGACCGGGGATCCGGAACCGGAAGTAACAGCAGATACGGAGCCGGAAGTGACAGCAGATCCGGAGCCGGAAGTAACCGGGGATCCGGATCCGGAAGTGACGGAAGATCCGCAGCGGGAAAAAACGAAGAAGCCCAAAAAGTCGTAAACCAGGTTGTAAAGCTCCGGGAAGAATTCCCTTTCCTATCAAGGAAGGATTGTCCCGGGGAATACAAGATCCTCGTTTCTGACATGCTAACTGCCAGGGATGCCTATAAGACATCCAAGGCAGCTTTGTTTGTTGCCACAACGCATCAACAGTTCGGTGACCTTTGCTGCGATACCCTGGAGAACTTCCTCAATAACCGCCTGATCTGGGAAGAACTCAACTTTTATAAACGTGAGGGAACAATACTGGGTAAACACCCGGTATTTTCCTACTTAAAGGAAATCAGCGCCCTTCGGTCAAGAAGCGTGGGAGAACTGATCAAAAAGAAAATCACCCTGGAAAGTACACTTCGCAAAGCCAAAGCAAGGGTGAAGAAAGAAAAGAATCATCCCCGGACATTCGAGCGTAAAAAGAACATCGCTGACACGGAGAAGAAACTTTTCGAAATTAACCGCCTGCTTAACCTCTAAATGGAAAACAAGTTCTTCGACCTGGACTCAATGGAGGACAATTCAACAGCTCCTCAAACCGCTGACCATACAACTGCCCTGAGGGAAGGCATGATGGTGGTTAAGTTCATGAACATTCACTATGAACGCATTTCATCAGTCAAAAACCTTGTGGGACGTTTGCCCAAAGAGGGTGAACAATACTGGCTCTTGACAGTGAACAGCTTTACAGCATTCACCTTCGTTCCTTTCATGATCAAAGAGTGCGGAATTATCGATGAACTGACAATTGCAACCTATTCCATTAACAAACGCATCATCAACAGCCTGGTTAACCTCATTGATAAAGGACAGATAAAACATGTTGACCTGTATGTCAGTGATTCGATCAGAACCAAAGGCGTATCGGTGTATGATCACCTGAGTTCAATCATCGAGTCCTATCCGGATCAGATCCATGTGCAATATGTCTGGAATCATGCCAAGATCACCCTCATTCGTTGCGGGGATCTTCGCTTTGGCATCGAGGGATCCGGAAACCACAGCGAGAACGCCGAACATGAACAGTATATCTTTTATAACCTTCCGGAAGCCTACGAATTCCGGAAAAACTCATTGACAAATGGAGCTTTCACCAGATCAACTTAAATCCGTTGAATCCCTGGGCGCCCTGAACTACTCAGCGGAAAACATTGCCATGTACCTAGGGGTTGACAAGGAAGAATTCAATACCCTTTTCTCTACGCCGGCGGAAGATCCGGCGTACAAGTCCGGCAACGTCCGTTATCACTATGACCGGGGAATGCTCATGGCACAGGCTGAAATCGACAAAGCCAACCTAAAGCGGGCAAAGGATGGCAATATGACCTCCATCCAGCAATACAAAAAGGATGTCAACATTCAGAACTTTGAAAATCACAAGAAAAAGGTACTTTTTAAGGATGCAACGGTAAAACTTGAAAGCCTCCAGGCGCTGATCGAGCGCGGTGAGATCCGCAACATGCCGGAAAAGTATGTCAAGTATTATGATCACATGGAGTTTGTCCGGGCTCTTCAGGCGGGAACCAATTCCAAGAATTACATCATCAATATGGTGATGGTAAAATACCCGGAAATATCCAAACACCAGGCTACGGCCATTTATAACGATTCGCTGAACTTTTTCAACCTTAACAATCCTGTTAAAGTCGAAGCCTGGGCAAACATCTATGCCGACCTGATGGATGAAATACGCCTTCTGGCCATCGGGTTGAATGACTTCGAAACGGCACGCCGGTGCATCGTGGATGCCGCCAAGCTGCGAGGGGTAGGAGCAGAGAAGCCATTCGAGATTCCCCCTGAGCTGCTGGACCGCCGGCCAAAGTTATATACCAATGATATCAAGCTGATCGGAGGGGAGGAACAAAATCGTAATACTCTTGGAAACATGATTGATGCGATGGATATTTCAGAATTCCATAAAAAGAGGTTGCGGCAGGATTCCGATATAGAAAGCATCTCGTTTGAAGTCGTTGAAGAAAAAAACCAGGAAAATGAAGATTGATAAAGAACAGGTAAGCATCCGCTATTCAAATCGTGTGGCAATTCTCATCGACATGATGAAGCCGGCTAACCTCTACCTTCTTGGAGGACGCGGAACCGGCAAGAGTACAGACATTCTTGCCAACCGGTTTATCGATGTGATGTATGACATGCCCGGAGCTCCCTTTGCCTGGGTAGCCGATACCTACATGAACCTTATGACCAACATTATCCCGGAAATCAAAATGGCCTGGGAATCACGTCATGATTTCTTTGAGAACTATCACTATGTGATCGATAAAGAACCGCCGCCGCATTTTAAAAAAGCCGGGGCAACGTTCAACTATAAGCATACCATCATCACCTGCCTTGGAAATAAGGTATTTTTGAAGTCCCTGGACAGGCCCTCCATCAACGCCGGTATATCCGTGGTGCATCTTTTTGGCGATGAAGCCAAATACATGAAGGAAAGTTCACTTCGTAAACTCAACCCCACACTACGCGGTGACATTGTCAAATATGGCAAGTCACCTTTCTTTATGGGACAGACCTTCGTTTCTGACATGCCCGATTTGAGTGTCGGGGAACACGACTGGATGTATCGGATGAAAAAAAGAATGGATCCGGACAAGATTACAATGATTGTCCAGGCTGCCAGGATCCTCAATGAAGTAAACCTTGAACTCTACCAGGCAGAAACAATCAATGCGGATCCCCGTAAGATCGAACTCATTCGAAATAAACAGGGACGTTGGGAGGAACGTTGCAGAAAGGTGCGTTATGGCAGCACCTTTTTCCATGTGGTATCTTCCTTTGCAAATGTGGATGTCCTTACCATCAAGTATCTTCAGACACAGATGGAAACACTCACCCCCGAGGAATTCAAACTGGTAATCCTCTCCATCAAGAAAGAGATGGAAGCAGGAGCCAAGTTCTATGCCAACCTTACTAATGATCACTTCTACAATGATGAGTATGACTATGACTACTATGATGCAGCAGGATACCAATCCAACATCACAAGAACAAGTGCAGGATTGCGCCATGTCAATCCGGATATGGCAATAGAGGCAGGGTTTGATGCAGGGAACATGATGTCCCTGGTATTCGGGCAGGAACAGGGAGACACATACCGCGTGTTCAAGAACATCTATACCATATCCCCTGACTGGATAAGGGAACTGGCTAACAAGTTCCTGTCCTTCTTTGCAACACACAAAAAGAAGTTCTTGATACTGTACTATGACAGGGCGGCAAACAACTACAACAAATCCCGTAATGACTTTGCAAGCAACCTTAAACATGACATTGAGAATGATGGCGCGGGCAAACGTACAGGATGGATCGTGCAACTGATGTCTGTAGGACAAGGCAACATAGCACATGCTGAAAAGTACCACCTTATGAATGTCCTGATGAGTGGCAAGGAAAGGCGCCTTCCTAAACTAAGGATTGCAACATCAGAGTGTAAGGAACTCAAATCTGAGTTGGAGATATGCCCGGTCGAAAAGGATAAGACAGGGCAGATCAAGAAGGTTAAGAAGGGTGACAAACTTCAACCCTTGTCAAGGTTGCCATTAGAGAGTACCAACTTAACCGATGCCTTTGACTATTTGTTGTGCCGTCGCAAATGGATGGCCATAGTAAAGCAAAGGGGTGCACAGTCCTTTGGATCACTCAACGTGCGCTGACCATAGGCAAGAAACATCTAACTGACATATTGACATTTACGAAATCCCATAGGCACGGCCTGTGGGATTTTTTGTCATATATCCACCCCCACCCCACCCCATGCCGGCACAAGGACGGGTAGAGCGGGTCGGCCATAACTGCGTTAAAAATGTGTTTTTTTTGGTTTTTTCGATGGTTTTTTGGTTGAAAAACGGTGTTTTATGTCATTTATTTGCAAAAAACAGGCGTTTTTATGCGGTTTTTAGTTCAAAACATGCTGTTTTGCTTCCTTTTTCTTTGATTATTTGCTGCAAAGTTAAAGGAAGCGAAAAAGAACACAGCGGTTCCGGACTCCCGGAACGGGGCAGCTTTTTGGAAACAAGGAAAAAGCAAGCAAAAAGCCAGCGCACGGCTACTCAAATTCAAGCAAAGTTACCTGCAAATAATCACTGAAGTGCGTTTAAAACAGGAAAGGGCGACCTCCTTGACGGGAATTGTCGCTCTTCGAGTGTTTTCAGTTTGGAAATCAAACAGACCTACACCCTTGCCTTTATTTATTATTATCGGTAATGCTACTGGGCAAAATTTTTATTAACCAGTGGCCCAAAGGGTCGCATAAAACAAATGCGCTATGAAAAACTTGTTTAATTCTTCCATTTCAGAAATTGAAATCACCTATCGGAACACAGTTCCGCGCAACCAGATGAGAACAGTAACCTCTTCACGCGATGCCGTTGATGCCTTCAGGGATATATGGAGCAATCAGATGGAACATGTAGAGCAATTCTACATCCTGATGATCAACAGGGCAAACAAAGTTTTGGGGTATACGCTCATTGCCACGGGCGGGGTTTCTGCCACGGTAGTGGATCCAAAGGTCATCTTTCAAGCTGCATTAAAGGCGAATGCATCATCTATCATCTGTGCACATAACCACCCCTCAGGAAATAACAAGCCCAGTGATGCTGACATTAAGATCACGGATAAAATCAAGGCAGCAGGCCAGTTCCTGGACATCAATCTGCTGGATCACGTGATCATGACTCCGGATGACAACTTTTATTCATTTGCTGACGAAGGGAGGATCTGATATGGAAACGATAGTGGAAATATTCATTGTCATGGTAGATGAACTGTATTATGAAGGGTATGCTCAGGAGTTACAGGAAAGCGACCCGCAACGATTTGAATTTGAGTTGTCAGAGTTTACTTCTCAGTTCTCGATATGAAATATTCCGGGACCGGGAAACCGGCCCCGGTTTTTTTATTCTCGTAAATGGAAAATATTTATATTTGAGCAAACGTTAATCTATTGAAATATGAAAAAGACATTACTTATTTTGGTATTTGCTGTTATCAGCTTCACAAGTTTATTCTCTCAGCGAATCGCTGAAGATAAAATCGACGATTTTAACCACAAACACATTATCCGGACTTCATGGGGTGAGTATGATTTTGGATTAAGTTGGACTGGTTATATGAGGTTCAATAAAGTCGATTCCATGATGTTCATTGAACTCAAAATACAGGTTTCAAGAAGTTCATTTGTTTCAGTAGCTGAAGGGAAAAATTTTTACCTAAAATTTGCTGATGATTCAATAATGGGTTTGGAAGTTTTGGAACATGAAATAACAACTATTGGGGGTGGAGCTGCAGGAATAATGGGTGCTGGGGTTCCTGGAATGATACTTAGATTGGAGGTTGACCCTAAACAAAGAATAAAAATGCTTTCAACTCCAATAACGAAAATAAGAATGCAAACAGAGCAGGGTTTATGGGATGAAGAGTTTAATGATACGAAAGATCAAAGGCTTAAAGGCATTCTTAAATTAATAAATTGATTCCATTAATTGGGTATTGACTTTTTAATTCGAAGTTGTATATTTGTTCCGTCAAACACGAGTCACATTGAGATTACAACTTCCAAATAGGAGAAATCCTCAGGTATTCCGACACCGTAAGGTGCGGACGGTTCTCGTGACCGGACAATGCCTGGGGATTTTTTCATAAAGGAGGTAACCTATGTCTTCAAATGAAACCGTCATTTCCATTGGCGGAATTGAAATCACCGATCAGCTGGTTCACGCCCTGCAAAACTTGCAGGGAGATTCTCAGGACGAAAAGTTTCTATCAAAGCAGTGCCTTATCCTGGCATCCATAGATCTGGATAAGTACGGCTTTGACCGGAAATTTTTTGAGGTAATGGTCCAATTACAGGATCTTCTGTCAGCACTGAACAAGGAAGGAGGTACAAAATGAGTCGTACCACACGCAATCCTTCCAAAGTTTAATCAGAAACCGCCCCTTAACCAGGGCGGTTTTTTTATGCTTTATCCATCTGATCAAAAATAACAGAAAATAAATCACATTTTACTTGACAAATGGTATTACATTGTATTACCTTTACATCATCAAACAATTAAAAAACCAAACCATGAAAAATGTCACAGCAATTCAGATTTTGCCAGCCGGTTACGGTCACAACAAAATAGTGTTATCTATGCAGGAAGGTGCCGATCTATACCTCGTCACAAATAATACACGCCTGACTGATAGGATAAAAGGCGCGGAAGAAGGTGATGAAGATGCGGCAGATGCACGCATTCAGGCAATCGAATCAGTTCTTGATGCCAATGGAATAGAATATTCAAGCGTAAAAGCTCATGAATCTTCAAGGTTAGGCACAACTTGGGATGTTATATGAGGGAAGCTCCTTTTTCAATTCGCATCCCTTCAGAGTTAATGGATAAGCTGAAGGGGGAAGCCCAGAAGGATGGGCGAACGGTAGGAAACCTTATTGTTCATATCCTTAAAAAGAATTTCACATCGAAACCGGGTAAATAACCCGGTTTTTTTATGCCTATTCCCTTCCCCAAAAAAGGTGTCCTTTTTTCATGCTTGGTTGCCCCTTATGTTTGTCTCTTACATGAGTGAATTGAACGAACAGGAAACCATCGATCTGTGGGATGCAATCAAAGAGATGCGGAAGTTATCCCATGAGGGGATTACTTTCTCCTTTTCCCATGCCACCTATAACCGTGATACCATGGTGAGCAACGGAATCCGTCACGTTCAATCGGCAATACTCCGGCCTGCAGCAAGGGGCGATGAAGTTAAGAATGCTGACTTCAAGCTATTCTACACCGACGTGGATAATAATGAGAACCGCAATTGCTGGCAGGTCCTGGTCATGTATTTCAATGATAAAAAAGTAATTCTCAATTGAAATGGGAAAGAAAGAGAAAATAAATTACGTCCGTCACGGAAATAAAGCATTTGCACATACCTCCGTGGGGTGCTATACTTACGAGATCAGCTCAGATCCCAAAGGTTTTGACGGCATGAACGTGGTTCCTTTATATGGAAATCTACGGCAACGCCGGCCATTCCATGTCCTGGACAAAGAAATCGTAATGTATGGGGATGGAAACAACTATCCCGACCAGCTGCGAAGGATCCTTGATGAGAACAATCTCATGCCCGAACTCATCCAGAAACAAACAGATCTGCTCTGGGGACAGGGACCTGCTCTTTATCGCATTGAGCACAATGATGGCAAACGCACAAGGGTTTGGGAAGAGGATCCTGAAATCATGTCCTGGTTGGATACCTGGGATTACCGCAAGTATCTCATGCAGGCCATCATAAATTTTAGAACAACCAATGGCCATTTCACAAAGTACTATCGCAACCGGGGATTAAGGACGGGACGCAAGCCCATGATCACCGAACTGCGTCAGGAATCACCGGTATTCTCCCGGCTTGAATGGCCTGATGAATACTGGAATGTCTGTAACATCATCGTGGGCGACTTCGAGATGCCCGGATTATTGGGTCTTCGCAGCTATCCGGTGTTTGACCCGACTGATCCTTTTGCGTACCCGGTTTCCATGTCGTATGACAACATGTACACCTTCGCCATGGATCATGAATATCCCCGGGCCGCATGGCACGGTACCATTCCATGGATCAAACTTTCATCATCCATTGTCAAGGTCTTAAATTCCTTTAACCTTAACGCTGCAGCTATCAAGTATCACGTTACCTCTCCGGCAATCTACTGGGAACAGAAGGAAGAGCTGCTGCGCAAGCAATGCCAGGAGGAAGACATTGAGTATACCGATGACATGCTGGAGGATCTTAAAGACGAGACATTCAAGAAGATCACCGAAGCTTTGTCAGGAGCTGACAAAGTGGGCAAAATGGTCACAACGGAAAGTATCTTCGATCAGCAA